GAAGGAGATGTCCCGCCACAAATAATACTAGAAGAGGCATTAGGAGCAACAGCGAGGAGATGAGCATTCCTCCTCCCACTGCCGCTGACATCAGGAGCTTCACCACGTTCGTCTGCAAGTTGTTCAGAAGCTTTGGTAGCGTGTCCTTTAATGTGTTTAAACGCTTTGTAATTAAATCCCGTAGCGTATATACCTTCAAAAGGTAACCCCCGTGATTGGAGATACGAATGGAATCCCATCGCACCCAAGCCCAATGACCTTTCTCGGTAAGCAGAGTAAGCAGATTTGACAAAGCCTTCCTTACCTTCTTTGATGTGTTTTGTAAAACGTTTAAAGTTTGCATTGTATTCTCCTAAGTTGTCTGTATCCACAGCGTTATCAATATAATGTTGAAGCACGTTGTCTAACATAGTTATTAAATCAGATATAAACATAGGGTTCTCTGACCACTCATCAAAGTATTCTAAGTTTACACTAGACAAACAACACACTGCTGTTCGTTCTTCGTTAGTGGCTAGAGTTATTTCGGAACATAAGTTACTTTGTTTAATCTCTAAGCCTAAAGCCTTCTGTTCTTTCGGCAACGCTTCATTACATCTATCAATATTAATCATGTAAGGCTCTCCTGTCTCTGCCCTAGCATTAATTATCTGCCACCATAGGTCTCTTGCACTTACAACCTTAATAGCTTCATGGCTCTTAGGGTCAATAAGTCTCCAGTCTGAGTCTGTTTCAACTGCTTGTAAAAAGTCATTGCTAATATTAATACCGTTGTGTAGGTTTAAACACTTCCTATTAATATCTCCACCAGATTCTTTTCTAATGTTTATAAACTCTTCTATCTCTGGATGACTAATGTCCATGTATGCGGCATAAGAACCTCGTCTTGTCACACCTTGATTAAAGGCTAACATCTGAGAATCAACTACATGCATGAAAGGAATAGAACCAGTAGACTTACTGCCGTGAGCAGTAGATACACCGTTGCTCCTAATGTCTCCCCAATATCCACCAATACCTCCACCTGAACTAGCCAACCAAATGTTTTCATCATAATGATTTGATAAACCACCCCTACTATCAGGTACATAATTAAGAAAACAACTGATAGGAAGCCCACGACTTGTTCCCCCGTTACTAAGTATAGGAGTGCTAAACATGAACCAACAGGCGGAACTGTAGTGATAAAGTCGTTGAGCCAATTCAAAATCTGTGACTCCTTTATAGGTTGCTCCGAAGACGGAGGCTCTTGCGAATGCTTCTTGGGCATGTGTTTCTTTCTCCCATAAGTATCTATCCTTGAGTGTATCAAGACTAAACTTATCTAAATTCTTTTCATTACTATAATTAATTTTTATCCCTAAGTATTCTTTGATGCCTACTTTATCTTCTACCACTTACTCTCTCCTGTTTTAAAAAACTTGTCTCTATCATCGTGTATATCAAGCATTATTATACCATAGTGTAAGATTTTTAGCAAGTCTTTTTTGTTGTGTCCGTCTTTATTTCCATACCGTTTAGCATACTTTATAATATTACCCATACAAAAACCCATACCATGTCCTGAGTCAATGATAACATCAGTGGCTTGATACTTATCTGAAGCATAGTGCTCACCATATGTACCATCAATGTAGGCTTGTAGTTCTTGTATTAATTTATCTTCATTAAATTTATAGTTCATCGTTTCTCCATTCATCAGGTAAGGTATCTTCACTGTACCACTTAAAGTTATTTGTTTCAGCCCACTCAGCGTGTGTTCGTTTGGTTCCGTTCTTTCTTACTGTAGCTCCCGGCATAGGAGAGAAAGGTTTTTGAAATAAGAACACTAGCTCCATGTTAGAGGGTAGTGCTTTTCTTATCCATATGTATTTACTGTACTCAGCATGGTCCCAGAACCTGCCTTTAGCTTCTAGTAAGATAGTTTTATCTTCTATTGTTTTAGCAAAGTCTACTTCATAATCTTTCTTAATGATATACTTAATAGATTCGTAATGGTGTTTCCAATCTTGTAGTATAGTTTCGTGTAGATTAGCTTCCCACTTACTGTCATACCCTTTAGGTACTCCAGTCTTCTTNGGTCTCGGTTTCCGAGGTACTCTCTTAGGCATTAATGTTCTCCAGTGTTACATCGGGGTTACGTTTTACTTTCTTGTAAAACCATTTTAAAGTATAGGCACTTAGTCTAAGCTGTCCGTTAGCAAAGAAATGTGTTTGCTGTGGTAAGAACTCAGACAAGTTCTGTTCATTGATACGGGTACCGTCTTCTCCTTCAGGTACCATTGTTCTAATCCACTCAATGAGTAAAGCCTTGCCTTTCTTTCTTAGCTCTTTAGATTTTCTTCCACTCATAATCTTGTTACCTCAATAACGTTAGGGGCTTTAGGTGTCTGTGTTAGATACCTATAACCATTTGAATATTTAAATACTCGTAAACCTTCTCCTTCATTTGAATCCTTGTAGCATTCAAACTTATGTCTACAATATACACAGCCTTTTGCAAGTTGCATGTTACCAGACTTACCATCCGGTATAGGATTGTAACATCTTTCAGGAGGAGTAGAAAGCTTGACAGCTTTTTTAATACTACTAATTTTCTTTTTGATGTTAGGCTTATCAAAGTTATCAGGTTGGTAGAAAGCTAACTCTCCTGACTCTTTGTTAAGAGCTAGGAACCCACCGTTGCTTGTGCCCTGTGCTTCTTCATAACCAGCTAACTGTGCCATGTAACCAAACGCATCGTTCTCTGCTAGTGTCCCATCTTTAAATTTCTTAAAGGCAAATCCGGATGCTGTTTTAATATCAACAACTTCACCATCAATGATACAATCCATATGTCCTTTGATACCAGATACAGTAATTTCTTTCTGTTCTCCTGTTACCTCATGTCCTGCTAGTTTAACTAACAGCAACACAACTTCCTCAAGCAAGTGCCCATATAAAAATTTAATAAACAGGGAAGGCGGCATCCTTTCTGGAGTACCTTCAGTCTTCATGTCGTACCAAAGCTGTCTTTCTTTCCTGCCCACATTAGACATACGTAGGGTAGTGTTACCTCGTGGTGCAGGGTGTGACCAGTTGTAAAGAACTTCTTTCATAGACTCACCAAATTTATCTATAGTGGCTTCGTCTAGTTCCATATGCTCACCATCAGCAAGTACACCTATCTTATTATAGATGTCTTCGACCAATGTGTCAAGTGTTTTCTTAGATTTAGTCATGTTTAAACGACCTCCATGTTATTAATAATATCTTTAGCTATTTTAAAGTCTACCTTAAACCATTCTCCTTTACGCTTAAGTGCTTTCTTAGCACACAAAGCATGAGCCTGTTGTTCTGCTATGCGTCTATTGTCAAAGTATTTCTTAAACTTTAATTTGAAATCTCTTAGCGGACTAGAAGTTTGATAACCTTTAAGCCTGTCTTCAGCATCAATAGCCATACCTACTTTAATCCAGCCTTTCCAAGCTGGGTTAACAATGATGTAGACTTCTCCTTCCGAGGTAGTAGCATACCTAGATAAGGATTGAAATGCAGCATCTTCAAAAGTTTTAAAGTTCCCAGCCTTGTAAAGAGGATGAGACATAGGAATATACTTTCCGTTTACATACATCCTTGCTGGGTTGGTTTGTGGATTGCTGGTAGCATTTAAAATTTTATTCTTTTCGTATTGACAAGCTATACATCTTCCGTCCTTGCCGTCTTTAGAATTTTTATTATTATAAAAGTAAGTAGCTTCTTTTTCTGTTTTACATTCCGAACATGTTTTAATGTGTTTCACTCCAGTTCCTCCCTATTTTGTATTCGCCATCCATAGGACAACGAAGATTAAATTCTTCTCCTGCTTGTATGATACTCTTAACAGCAAGTTCTCCAGTAAACTCAGCTTGAGATTCCTTAACTTCTATCTGCCATTCATCGTGTATGTTAGCAACAAACTTATAGTCAATAGTATTGAGTCTAAGCAAGTCATCTAATATACCTAATGCTTTCTTCATAACAATAGCACCTGCTCCCTGAAGCAAAGTGTTGAGTGCGGCATGTGTATTCCTAATGTAGAGCTTCCTACCATCTAACCCTTTAAGGTATTTTTTTGCTGATGCTCTCGTAACCCTATCTCTAAGAGATTTAAATGCAGGATTATTATCGAAGAAATATTCTCTAGCTCGTTTACCATCTGCTGTATTTCCTTCGACCACTTTACCAAGCTTCTCATCTCCTGCTCCGTACATGAGTGCATAGATGAATGTCTTTGCCTGATTTCTTGATTTAAGTTTTGCAGCTTTTTGATTAGCTGTGTGTATGTCTCCATCTAATATCTCCTTAATATATTCGTCATCGTCCATGTAGTGTGCTAACATTCTTAGCTCTAACCCACTAGCATCAACGCCTAGTAAAACATTGCCTTCATCCACTACCCAACAAGACCTACACTCTTTACCATAAGGACTATGCACTGAAGGTACTTGAGCCATGTTGGGATTTCTATGTGTCATTCTACCAGTGATAGCACCGTTAGGTATAACAAACCCATGCACTCGTTCGTCATCTCGTACAGAACTAACCCAAGAATCTACTTGGGCAATACGTTTCTGTATTAAAAGAAAGTCTGCAATAAGTTTTGCTTCGTGAATATGAGTAACCTCTGATAAAGTTTTCTCATCTACAATAGGTTGACCTGTAGGTGTAAACCTATCAGGCTTCCAACCAAAGTCTATGAGGTACTCACCTATCTGCTTACGACTACCAAGATTAAAATCCTGTAATGTCTGTCTCATAAAAGGCTCATGGTTGAGAGTGTTTAAACACCTTGCATATTCATCATCGGTAAGACCACGCTTAGATAGCTGACCGTCTGTCGTCCTAATGTAAGGCGTAACTAACTTAGTATCTACCCACTTAGGTTTAAACGTATTGTGTACCTCGTCTTCAATCATCTGTTTCTTTTCTCTAAGCTCTGCTAATAAAGTTAAAGCAGACTTCATGTCAAACTTAAAACCATTAACTTCTTGTTGCTTAATTATCTTAGCCACTGATTGTTCTATCTCAATGCAAGATTTACTAAAGCCTTTTGACTCATGGCGTAAAGCTTTGTATACCATTGTATTTAAAGTTACATCACGTACACAGTACTCTAGCATTTCACTAGAGTAGTTTAAGTAATCAGTAAAATCAATCTTAGAAAGACCAAGCCTAAAGCCCCAACTCTCTAGGCTATGCCCACCATCTCTAGCAGGATTAAATAATCTAGATAGAACAAGAGTATCAATAACTTCTTTACCACTAAGGTCAACGCCACCAAACCTTTCCACTAATGGGATATCAAAACCAATAATGTTATGTCCAATTAGTCTGTCGGCTGTAGTAAGAAACTTATATCCTTCTTCTAATTTGTTAGGAGGGAATTTAAATATCTCACCCGAGTCTGCGTCTTGAGCTACAATACAATGTACAAGTGTAGCCTGTAAATCATCTGTCTCTATATCAAATACTAAATCCATATTAAAATGCCTCATCAGCGGACGGGTCAAACTCAATGTCCTCGTCTGTTAGTTCTGTTAATCTACCTGTATCTTTATCATATACAACTCGAGCCGCAAGTCCTACGTCACCAGTGTATCTTGATTTAAGTACACGAAGTCTTGTAGTCCTAGCTTCTTCGGGGTCATCGGATTGTTGATTCCTTTCAAGAGCAATCACACAATCAGACAATTGTCCGATACTGTTTGAACCACGTAGATGAGAGAGACTTACTTCAATTCCATTCTCATGTCCTTTGTTACCATCGACACGTCTTAGATGTGATACAAGAATAATACCTGCACCAGTCTCTTCAACTAAACTTCTTAGTCTAGTCATAATCGTATCAATAGCTCGTCTCTCATCACCATCATGGACGGCACTAACTAACATATGTAGATGGTCAACGACCACCCACTTGCAATCACAACCGATAATCATAAAGCGTAGCTTAGTAAAGATGTCGTCAATGTCGTTGGTTCCGAAGTGGGAATGTACCCATACTCTATTTCGGTTATCACCATCGTATAGCATATCGAACATACTATCTAGTTCTTCTTTAGAAAACTTCTCACGTTCTTCATCAACATACAATCTTGCATTAGCTTCAATAGAAAGTATACCATCAATGGTACGTCTCCAATCTTCTTCCAATGCTATGATACCTACGTTGTCTGTAGTACTTTTAATAAGATGATGTTCTAGTTCTCTAGTCACACTAGACTTGCCAAGTCCTGTACCACCTGTCAAAGTTACAAGCTCTCCCTGTCTTAAGCCATACAGCTTTTTGTTTAGTCCTTCATAAGGATAGGGGACGCTTGGTTTCTTCTCACGGTTATGAAACTTCTCACGTTGTTCCGATACATTGATAACTCCTGAAGGTGTGTATACCTTAGAAGCCCACCATGCTTCAACAAAATCTTTATGTTTGTTATCACGAAGCATATCGTTAGGGTCTTTGAAACCATTAGGAAGTG